TGTTTGCTGTGGTGGGCAAGATGATGGAAGTTCGCAAGAGAGAGATGGTATATTTTTAAGGGGGTTGACACGGATTGTTGAAATTCGTTTAGAATCCCAGCAAATGCAAGGTGTGGAAGCCGAAGCATGAAAGCCGTTAAGTCTGATCCCGACCCCGAATGGGGTAGCCCCGCCCATAAGGCGAGGTTCTTCCACCGGGGTCAGTCTTAACGGCTTTTTTGTTTTCCATGATCTTGCCTCCGAATTGGACGCGCACTGGCGGTAGCGGTTCGGGGATATTCCTACTACGGGAAAGATGCTGAGACAGGAAGAGGGGTGGCGAAGTGAGTGCCCCTGCATCGAACGACTGACGGGTCAGAAACTCCGACGGGTATCTGTGAAGGCTCATCTCCTCTGGGGAGGGCTGAGTCTGTCCACCTCTGGGTATCAAGGGATTGAGATTAAGATAGAAGTAAGGTATCTATAAGGGCCGGGCCGGGCCCATTTTTTTGTTTATTGAATCAAACTTCATGTTAGACTGAACCAATTTAATGGAGAGAAAAATGGACAAATTGGAAGAGATGCTTTACTTTTCAACACCCGTGTACGTGGTAAAAAAACCTGAGTTTTTAGAGGTTGTTCGTTCAGTATCGGGGCGGTACGAGAAGGCATCCAAAGCGCGCAAAAAGACTGCAAATTACGTGAACCTGATGACGGCCAGCTTTTCGCATGAGCCTGAGTTGAAAGACTTTTCTCAGTACATTTCACAGACCGCATGGAATATCTTGTCCTCACAGGGGTTCAAGATGGATCAGTTGGTAACGTATTTCACTGAAATGTGGACGCAAGAGCACAACCGTTTGTCGTCAATGAACTTGCACGTTCATGGAAATAATTCTCAGATCAGCGTGTTTTACTTTTTTGAGGTTCCTGAAAAAGCTTGTAAGCTGGTAATCCATGATCCACGACCCGGCAAAGTGATCATTAATTTGCCTGAAAAAAAGTCTAGCGACATTACGATGGGCTCACATCAAGTGGTTTTTACACCACAGGTGGGCGCATTGATTTTTATCAACGCATGGGTGCCTCATTCGTTAAGCAAAAACTTGAGCAACAAGTCGATGAAGTTTGTCCACATGAACTTGTCAGTGGCCATCAACCCAGACGCGCCCAAGAAAGCAGAAAAAACAGTGGAGGTGATATGAAAATCCGAGTGCGTTTCAACAAGTCGCGTGGCCAAGAGGGAAGAGGCACTGCTGAACACGCTTGGCGTGTGTTTGTGGGGAAAAAAGAGTACCTTGCAAAAAACGTGGTGTTTACCATCCCGTGCCAGAGTGAAAAAGACTGCTGTTCTGAGGACTGGAACATGATGGCCGAAGGTGAAATTGAAATTGACCGCGAAACTTCAACAATAAAAATAGTTGCAGTGCCAATCTAATTTGGTGTTAGACTCTTTTTACCACAACAAGTGGGTTAACAAGGAGAGTCTTTTGAAAAACAAACCGACCTACACGCACATGGATGTGCTGATGGCCAGCCCCACTGAGCCATTACCTCCGAAGAAGAGGCAGTACCAAATGGACTTGATGCGTAAGTCCCTCGATAACTGCAAGACAAAGTCCACGCTGATGGACATTGCAGTCTTGGCAACTGCGGTAGACCTCATGGCCACCTTGTGCGACATGGGGCACTTGCAAGACGCTGAAAAGGCCTTGGAAGACGCAATGTGTGCCTTGATGCAGGACAACTTCAACGACATCGAGGTGCGCATGTTTGAAGGCATTCTGGAGGACTACCAGATGGTCATGGACAGCCTACCTGCACGCACCATGATTGTGGCCCACAGAAAGACCGAGACGCGCCTTGGAAAACAGAAGGTGGCCGCATGACACCGTTCATTCAATCAACGATGCGCTGGATGGTGCAGGCAGACATTGACCCAACAGAGATGCAATGGTTCGACATTTCAGGAACGCTTGACCAAACTATTGTTGATCAAGACTGGTTGCAAGAATACCGCCCACCGTTTGAAAAGTGCATGGTGGTTTGGCAAGGCCACTCAAAGACGCACCAAACCTACGAGTTCATGATGACCGTCGTGGGTACCGACCCCGAAGAGGGCATTGTGCTGTCCGTTCACAAAGGCCCGTATGGCCAGATGCCACGCAAACTTCCGTTAATGGTTTATGTTCTGGACGAGGGCATGATTCGCTATGGTTCAGTTGACGAAAACGATGTTGTGGACGAGGGAGATGCAAAAGTTGTTTTGGCTGTTGTGGGCAAATGGTATCAATTGCTGGCGCAGGGTTGCTCTTCGTACAAGCCGCATGTGCGTCAGACCTTCACCAACCGCAGAAAAATATCTGAGGGCAAGACGCCAACATATGACTGGACAACGGTCTACATTGACTCACCCACACAAAGGTCAGAGTCAAAGGGTGGCACACATGCATCACCAAGATTGCATGACCGCAGAGGGCACCTGCGCAGGCTGAGAGACGGCAAAAATGTTTGGGTGAAGGCCTGCAAGGTTGGAGACGCAAGCAAAGGTGCTGTATGGCACGATTACGCAATTAGGGAGGCCGCATGAACCTCACACCACTCACAGAAGAAGAACTTGAGATTGCCATCACTGTGCATGCGCGCAGGCGAAAAGTGTTCATCGAAGAAGGCCTGTGCGAAGAACAAGCATGGGACTTGGCCGACAAAATGTTTGATCGTGACAGAGACATTGGTGACGACCGACGTGTGTGCTTTGAGTGCAAGAACCACGTGGCCAAACATTGCATGGCTTACAAGGACAATTTTGGAAAACCCACAATGCAGTTGCGCTTCATCCTACAAAGGTGCCCAAAATTTGTGCTTAAAGGGAAGAAGCCTTTGACTGAAGAAGAGCGGCACCAAATCGACAAATCCACCCAACATCAGGAGAGAAACAAATGACCAAGACACCGCGCCAAAAAATCTTTTGGGCAATTTTTCTTTTGCCTTTTGTATTCTCAGCGGCCATTCAGTTCTTTCCGCTTTGGTTGTCTATTCCCACGGCATTCTTGTGCGGCGCATTCTGGCTAGGTGCCATAGTGACGTTGCGTTACTTACCAACGAAAGTCAAAGATGAGAACACTGGGAATTGATCCGGGCGCGACAGGCGCAATTGTGTTGTTGGAGGACGGCCAGCCCATTGAATGGACTGCCATGCCCACCAACAAGATTGGCACGGCTACTCGCGTGAATGCGGCCGCACTGACTGATTTCATTGCGTCGTGTTGTTGTGAGCACGTGTACGTCGAGCAGGTGCATGCAATGCCCGGCAACGGCGGGGTTTCGATGTTTAACTTTGGCCACTCATGCGGCACCGTCATGGGTGTGTTGGGCGCGATGGGCTTACCGCACACCATGGTGACACCACAGTCGTGGAAAAAGGCCGCAGGCTTGATTGGCACCGACAAGGACGCCGCACGGGCACGAGCAATCCAACTGTGGCCAAGGTGGCGCGAGTTGGACAAGAAGGGCAGGGGTCAGGCTTTGGCTGACGCCGCATTGATTGCAAAGTTTGCTTTACAGAGGAATGTGACATGACAGGTTTTAAATCAAAACGCAAAGCGGCGCAGGACAAACAAGAGGTGTATGACGGTGATTACGGGGGCATTGATGAATTTATGCACTGGGTGACCATCGTCATCCTTTTTTTGATGACCATCGTCTTCTTGAGTGCGGTGGCCGGGTTCATCTGGGCCATGCTATGACACGCGACAAAATTATCCGTATTGCTTTAGAAGCTGGGCTGCATTTGGCGACGGACGTTAATTGGATGCCAATCGTTCGGATTGAATATCTTGAATCTTTTGCCAAGCTGGTGCTGATGAACACAGACCCAAACTCGTTTATGTCGTACCAAGAGGGCGCAGAAGCAGGGCGTTTAGCCGAACGTGAGGCGTGTGCAAAATTGTGCGAGGCACAAGGCGAGTACGGCGATGAGCAATACGCTGACGCCATCAGGGCAAGGGGAAACACATGACTAAAGACGGCATAACATTAACCAACATACGGCATCCACGAGGTAAACCTGCGCTTGGTGATTTAAATCCTGAGTCATTAGAAACTGTGGAGATTGATTTGCCTGAGCCTATTGGGTATGTAAGCAAAGGTTCGGCAGAACGACTGCGAGGAGAAGAACACATGACACAAGATGAAATTGTTGAGATGGCTAGACAGGTGGAATTTGAGGCTGGCTTTAAATGGTGCGTCAACTTCATTGAACTTGTTGCCTTCGCCGCACTGGTAGCCGCCAAAGAACGTGAAGCCATAGCAAAGGTAGCAGATGGATGGCCCGACTACGATGTACAGGGATTGGCAGAAGCTATCAGAGCAAGAGGAGAGAAAGCATGACTGAACAACGCCCAAAACTAACGGTGATTCCATCCTCAGATCAAAAAGCTATGGGGATGGACTTGATGAACGAACTACGAGACGTTATCAACACACCAAAATACGACCACATGACAACTGCAACAGTAATGGGAGTTTTGGAAATGACAAAACTACATTACTGGCATTGCAATATAACTGGAGAGAACACATGACTGACAAAGAAGCAATGAAGCTGTCGCTTGATGCGCTGGAAGCGGATGAACTAGACATGGTTATTGGTAAAGATGGGCACATGGTTTACCGTAAAGAAAAAGCCATCACCGCCCTGCGCGAAGCCTTGGCACAACCAGAGCAGCGCAAGCCGCTGACGCGAGATGAAATTTCCGAGATCGCCGCGCAGTCTGGTGCTTATGATGAACAACTGCTGGCTTTTGCCCGAGCCATCGAAGCTGCCCACAACATCAAGGAGCAACCATGACTAACCGAGAAGTAATGCAGCAGGCGCTGGATGCGTTAGAAACATTGAGCAAACTTGGCAATGGGAAAACCGATGGCAACAGCATCGGCAACACAATTGCACAAGAAGCGCGAGAACATCTTTTTACTGCATTAGCGCAGCCAGAGCAGGAGCCTGTGGCTTGGGTTTGTTATGGAGCACCGGGAAAACGCGATATTGACTTTGAGGAAGCCGACATTAACGGACTGCCAATCGGAACTAATCTTTACACCACCCCACCCGCAGCACAGCCACCTCCCGAGTGGGAATTGATCAAGAACATCCTTGACGAATACGGGCTACAGGCAATCAGCTTTTTGGCTGAGTGGAAAGCAGCACAGCGCCCGTGGGTAGGGTTGACGGATGAGGAGGTGCAGTTTTACGCCCTGAAGCACAGTAAGCTGATCAATGTGGGTTACTACAAAATGACGCACACCAACGTGGTTACTGAAGCATTTGACAGCACCGGCTTTTACAAAGAAGTTTCAGCCGTCTTGAAGGAGCGCAACACATGAGCGAACAAAAAGACATCAATGAAGCGGTGACTTTTTTGTACACCCATGGCAAAAAGTATGCTGAGGCTAAAGCGCACAAGGGGTACCTCGACAACTTCACCAAAGCACTGATCGCCTCGTTGTCGATCAAGTTCATTGCAGAAGGGCTGGCCAAGTCAATGGCGCAAGCTGAAGCCATGGCGTATGCAGACCCGTCCTACGATGTCCACATCCGTGGCCTCAAATCGGCCGTAGAGGCCGAGGAAGGTCTCAAGTGGGCCCTGACCTCAGCAGAGGCCCGGATCGACGTGTGGCGCTCTCAGGAAGCCAGCAATCGCACTATGGACAGAGCGGCAGCATGAACGGCAGTTACAGCCAAGCCGAACGAGACTGGGTGCAACTAGTCAAAGAGCAACCCTGTTCAGTCTGTGGGCAGGCAGGCCCCTCAGACGCCCACCACATCAAACAGGGCCTGCACTACACCGTCGTGGCTCTGTGCAAGTCCTGCCATCAGGGCTCAAAAATGGGCTGGCACGGGGAGAAAGCCGCTTGGCGCATAGCCAAAATGGAAGAAATCGACGCACTCAACGAGACGATCAAGAGCATTCACCGGGGTTTGTAGCAAAAAAACGTATTAGGGTTTGCCCTAGTAAAAATAATTGAAAAAAGTCTTGCCAACAGAATCTAACTTCATGTTAGAATTCTTTTACCGCAACTTCAGCGGGTTTAACAAGGAAATGATCATGACAACAGTTCAAGCAACCATCCAAGCCCTCGCAACTGTCGAGAGCCTCAGCAACGACATCGACACACTCGCAGTGCTCGACCGTCAAGTCAAGACACTGACTTTACAGTGCAAGACCCTCAAAGACAACCTTGCCAACCAATATGGCGAAGGCAAATTCCGTGGTGAGAAGTACGGCGTGACCGTCACTATTGCTGATGTCAAAGGCACTGTCGATTACGACGCACTGTGCAAGCACTTCAACATCACCGAAGAGCAACTCAACTCCTTCCGCAAAGAAGGTTCTGCACGCATCACCGTGACACCAACAGCCTAATTGCAACGGGGCTTCGGCCCCATTAAGGAGAACACCATGAAATTTCAAAACACATTTTGCTCACAGTGCGGCGGCGAGTTTGGGCCCGGTGATCATGGCTACAGCCATTGCAAAAACCACCAACGGTTTGCTAACCATCTTGGCTACAGCGATGTAAACCCGTTTGAAGTTGTCAAAATCATCAGCGACAAAACCCTTGAAGTGCGCGAGATGAATGCAGAGCGCGACGAGAGCGTAAATCTGGAATTCCATGTTGGTGGTTTTAGTGCCCACTGCTCAAATCAACGTGATCAGAAATGGCACATCACGAGTGACGAGACCGCACCCACAATTCGCATTCGTTGGGGCAAGCAAGGTTGGAAAGACGCACACGGTCGCCGTTTCAATCTGAGCCACAAACCAACTAAATTTTACGATTACAACTTCTGAAAGAACATCATGAAAATCAAAACAAAAGTGCATATTCATTTCACCCAATATGCAACCGACGACAAAGGAAAATACGAAGTGTTCAGCATTAAATTGGATGATTCGGCTTATCGTTCGTATGTTGGAGAACAAGAAATTGAGATTGAAGTGCCTGATGACTTTGACCCACGAGCCCAACAGCTTGCTGTGTTGCAAGCCATGAAACAAAAAGTAATGGCTGACTACCAAAAGTCGGTCACCGACATCAATCGCCAAATTAGCATGCTGACAGCACTGGAACTTACCGTATGAAAATTCACCCCACCATTAAAACGTGGGGTGTGATCATCTTGATCTGCCTCGCCTATTACTTTGCAAAGGATTGACCATGAATGAAAAAAAAGAACTGAGTCCTCTTGCCCGGCAATTGCTTGGCAACAGTGGTGCCGTGAAGTTTTTTACCCAGCAGGAATTCGACGCCGCGCTGGCCATCGCCAAGGCTGAGATCATGACCGTGGCCATCCAGACCACCAAGACTGCCTTGCTGATCGAACGAGAAGCCTGTGCAGACCTTGTGAGAGACTTGGCAAAGGATCAAGCCATAGGCACCGCCCAAGTGCTTGAAAGCGCCGCTGAGGCCATTCTGAACCGCATACCGAGCCAAAGGCAATGATATGAACAAACGAGCGATTGAGTTGGTGCAACAAGTTAGCGAATCTTTAGAAAGGCGTATCAATGAAACCGTACATGGCGTGATGGAACAACACTGCGAACTTGCGGCCATGAACATCCTGATCAACGTAGGCACCAGCTTGCTGGCCAAGGCTTTGGTCATGACCGACCCCAGCAACAGGGACAACGTCAAAAACATTGCTTTCACAATTACGCAAATGAAATTGCAAGAAGGTCATGCGGCTGTGGAGTCCATGATTGCTATTTCCAAGGCCATGTTTCCCCAAGGTGGCTCCGACACCTGCCAACAACACCCCCCCAAAAAGACTTAGGGTTTGTCCCTATACAAATAAGTGTTGACGGCAGACTCTAACTTCATGTTAGAATCCTACTCACTGCAAAGTCGCAGGTTTATAGGAGATAAAAATGAAGCGCAAATACATCAAAGCATTTAACGCCCTCAAGAAGCTGGGCGTGCCAGTTTTCGAGCGTGACGACATGGACGGTCGGTTCCAGATCAGTGCAGAAGACCCAGAGTCTTACAAGTGGGCCGACTACTACGAGAGCCCATCAAGCTGGGCCTTCGGTGTCAATCCTAAAATTGACCAAGTCCTGCGCCAGTCTGGATTGTTTGCTGAGTGGATCAACCCCGGTGAACTTGGTGTGTACGAGTTATAAGGAGAACAAAATGGAAGACTTCAAAGCAATGGCCAAGATGGTCATCGAAACAACCGCCAAGGCACACAGCCTGATGGCCTACTGCGACTACATCGCCCACATCATCTCAGGCAAGCTGAAGACGCACGACAGCGAGAGCCTGCTGTCCGTGGTGACCAGCCCCAAGTACGACGTGACGCCTGATGGCAAGTTCGCCAGCACAAAGAAGACCATCATGGTTCAAGACCGTTACGGCAAGCAATACCGCATCACAGTGGAGGAAGCATGACCACATTGTGTGAAATATCCTTCTGCATCTTTGGAATGCTTGGAGCCCTTGGCTTTGGCATTCTTGCAGGCTGGCTTGGTGGCTTCGTTCACGGCTCATTCTGGAGGCAGAAATGAACCGCCAAGACATCGACGAAATGATGCGCCATTTGCCCAGCCAACAGCCCACCGAAACCACCACCCAAAAGTTCATCATTGGCATGTGGTTCGTCATGTTCCTAATTTTGTGCGTTTATGCACCCGACATCCGTTACCAACCAACTGAGGAGAAAACCCATGGCACCAGCCAAGAAAGCACCAGCCAAGAAGGTTGCCGCAAAGGCACCAGCCAAGAAAGCACCCGTGAAGGCCCCCAAACGGCCCGTGGCGGCCTCCAAACCTGAGGAGCGTACCTTTGCCATGCCTAAGGAGGTTCAAGAGTGGATAGAGCGCGCATCCAGCACGATGAAGCACCAAGCCACCCAAATCGCCGCCATGAAGGAGGAGATCGTGCAACTGAAGGCCTACAAGAAGTTTGCCGCCAATAAGATTCAGGGGATGAGTTATGAGTGACGATTACAAAGTACAAAACGCATACGAGGGCGGCTCATGCCAAGTGCAATACGCCGTCAAGCCTGAGACCTTGCACAGCGTTAGCGTGGAACTGCCAAAGCCCAAATACAACATCATTTTCCACAACAACGAGGGGTATGTGGTGGGTACCTTGGACTTCAATGGCCCCGGCTTGTATTTTGAGGGGAATGCCGAAGAGGGTGCCATTGTGTTTATGGATTGGATCAGCAAAATCTTTCAGCAACGCCTGAAGGACGAGTACGACCGTGGGTTTGCCGACGGGAAAGCCGCAAAGTGACCAAGCAGACCGACGACATCTTGGGAGAGGCCTACACCGATGCATTGCTATACGGTGTGGGCATCATCAAAATCGTTAACACAATGGCTGGCCCACGGATGAGCTACGTGCCCCGTGAAGAGTTCACGCAACTGGCCGAACACTTAAATTACGTGGTGGAAAACACCATGGACTTCACAGACCCACAGTCGAAGAGGTAAACTTCCAGTTATGCGCTGAAACGATTGCGCGACAAAGGACTGGAATATGACCGACAAAAAGACAAGAGTCGCAACACGCGAAGAGAAGATCACATCGCCCGGCGTGTACGAAATGCCCGTCGCGCCAAAGAACAAGGGCGGTAGACCATCCACATACGACCCTGACACCGCACGTAAGATGTGCGAACAACTTAGTGAGGGAATACCGTTAAGACAGATATGCAGGGAGAATGAAGGATTCCCAGCATGGAGGACGGTGTATGACTGGATGAGGAAAGACCCCGACCTTTCCACATCCATCGCGCATGCACGTGACGTGGGATACGACGCCATGGCCGAGGAGTGCCTGATGATTGCCGACACTCCCCTGCTGGGTGAGGAGGTCAGCGAAAGCGAGACGCCTGAGGGCACCGATGAGGACGGCAACGTCATTGTGCGCCGGGTGGTGACCATCAAAAAGGTGGACATGTTAGGCCACCGCAAACTTCAAATTGAGACCCGGCTCAAACTGCTGGCCAAGTTCAACCCCAAGAAGTACGGTGACCGAGTCACCCACAGTGGAGACGACGACAGCCCGGTGGTGATCGAGCACAACCTGAACGTGTTTGGTGACCTTCTCAAAGCCATCAAGCTACAGCGCCAATCGAGCATATGAGTGCTGTAGACGCAATCCTCGAAGATCAAGAGTATCTCGACGAGGAGTACGCCAAACTGAGCCCCGTCTCTCAAGCGGTGGTCAACTGGCAACTGAAGTGGCACAAAGAGGCCCACAAGCACCAGATCGAGCCCATGGGAGACTGGTGGTCATGTTGGTTACTTTTAGCTGGCAGAGGTGCGGGAAAGTCGCGTGCGGCGGCTGAAACACTTGCATGGTGGGCATGGGAGCAACCCAACACCCGCTGGCTGGTATCAGCCCCAACATCGGGTGACCTCAGGGGGGTTTGCTTTGAAGGCGACTCAGGCCTGCTCAAGGTTATCCCGGACGGCATGATCGCCAAGTACAACTCCAGCCTGCATGAGATATACCTCATCAACGGGTCATTCATCAAGGGCATCCCGGCGTCCGAGCCCGAGCGGTTCCGTGGGCCGCAGTTTCATGGGGGCTGGCTCGATGAGTTGGCCGCATGGGAGTACCTCAGAGAGTCATGGGACATGATCCAGTTCGGTATCCGACTGGGTGACCGCACCAAGCTGATCTGCTCGACCACACCCAAGCCAAAGGACGTGGTGATGGAATTGATCGAGCGTGAGGGCGACGACGTGGTGATCACCCGCGCCAGCACGTACAGCAACATTGCCAACTTGGCCAAGTCCTTCCAGAAGCAAATTCTCCAGTACGAGGGCACCAACCTTGGCAGGCAGGAGATTCATGCTGAGATCATCGACCCCGAGGAAGGCGGCATCGTCCACCGTGACTGGTTCAGGCTCTGGCCAGACGGCAGGCCCTTCCCCCGGCTGGAGTACATCCTACAGTCCTACGACTGCGCCACCAGTGACAAGACCATCAACGACCCCACGGGATCGATCACGCTGGGCGTGTTCAAGCCTGAGGACGGTGGCATGTGCGTACTGATCCTTGACTGCTGGCAAGACCACCTTCAGTACCCGCAACTGCGCCCCAAGGTCATCGAGGAGTTCGAGACCGTCTACGGTGAGGGCAAGACCCGAAAGCTGGTGGACGTGATCCTCGTGGAGGACAAGAGCGCAGGCATCAGCCTGATCCAAGACTTACAGCAGGCCCACCTGCCCGTGATTGCCTACAACCCCGGCCGGGCCGACAAGGTACAGCGACTGTCGATCGTGGCCAACATTATCAAAGCCGGGCGCGTGTGGGTGCCTGAGTCGTCCGTGCGCAAGGGCTTTGTCAAGGACTGGGCCGAAGGCATGGTCAGTCAGATATGCAGTTTCCCTGAAGGAGCGGTGCATGACGAGTTCGTGGACTGCATCAGTCAGGGGCTCAGGTACCTGAGGGATGCCGGGTGGATCAGCATTGACTACTCATCACGGGACGAGATCGAGGAAGAGGACATCACCGACGCTGAGATATTCAACATGCGCGGCCGGGAGAATCCGTATGGAGCATGACGCTAGTCTGACTAGTAAGTAGAAACCCTAACTAGTCTGACTAGTACCAACAGGAGAAATAAATGTCGCATGAAGATTACATCTACATCAACGCAGGGCCCGGCTATGAAAAAGTCATCCAGCACGACGGTGTGCGCACTACTGTCTGCGAGAACCGATACGAACTACTTGCCAGCCCCACGGCAGAGGTGCCTGAGCAACAAGCCGTGCAAGCACTGCGTGAGTGGATCAGGGGGCGTAATGCGAAGGTCGTGCAATTGTCTGGGTGTGTGTCAGGGTGACGGACGGTGTCCTGATTGCCCAAATGCATGACCCCAAGGCATAATTGACATATTCAATGAGATCACCTATGGCAGAACCAAAAAACACGGTTAAGGCATATAAACTGTTCCGAGTGCATCAAGAGCATCCGGGCAAGCTGTTCCCGTTGTTTGTGGACTCCACCACCCCGGTAGAGATGGACAAATGGGTGGATGCAAAAGAAGGCGACATGGCCAATGGTAAGGTCAAGTCCAAGATTGGGCCTTTGGCGTATCGACCGGGGTGGCATGCGGGTGATCTACCTATGGCCACGCACATTGGTGAGAAGTCCGACTCCAAAAAAACCGCGCCCGACCGCCGACCTTCCAACCACGCATGGGCTGAAATAGAAATGCCTGACGACGTGGACTGGCAAGCTGAGGCCACCAAGCGCGGCACCAATGCACAAGGCAGGGTGGTGCCTGTGAAATCACACATCACCGACCAGATACCCAAGGGTGGCCACTACCGATACAAAACCAATCCCAACATGACGGGCAACTGGTTGATCGGTGGATCAATGAAGGTCAACAAGGTGTTGTCAGACGCTGAGGTGGAGCGCATCAACAAGAAAGCTGGCATGGCCGATCTGCCCCGATCCCAGCCATTTAAAAAGAAAGACTTTGGTTTTGCTCATGGTGGCTGTGTGGCCCCGGATGAGTGGAAAGCCGAAGAGCATGTGAACTACGCTAAAGGTGGCTCTGTGATGGGCATCAACGTGGCCACAGACCGCAAGTCAGGCCGCAGGTATGCCGACATGATTGTGGACGGTCACAAAACCCTTGAATCACGCAACAGTGACACCTTGCGACCCTATGTGGGAAAACGTGTTGCCATCGTCAGGACGGGTGAGGGCAGGGCCAAAGCAATTGGAGAGGTAACCATTGGTGAGCCCATGGTGGTCAACAAACAAAAGTTTCGGGCGCTGGAAGACAAGCACCACGTGCCCGAAGGATCAGCATTTGACATTAACACGCCGACCAAACACTTGTACCCCATGCATGACCCAATCCGATACGACAAAGAGCGTGACGTTGGGCATGGCATTGTGTCACGCAAGGTCATTGAAGAAGCCAAAGGAGGCACAGTGAAAGAACCTAAAAACACATGGGACTACGAGAACCAAAAGCACTTGACCAATATCTCTGGTCATGCCGCCCAACACCGTGATCTAAAAGACATCCCTGACGTGGCCAGTCACTTGCGTGATATTTTGTCAGGAGGGCATCACCTGCACGTCGAAGACCCGCGCATTCAAAACAGCATTGCTCATTATGGGCACGACTCATACTATGTGCGGGAAAAAGATGGCAAGAAAGCCCACGTAATAAACAAAGCAAAGGGGGGCGAAGTGCGTCCATCAACAGCCCAAATGAAAATTGAACTTGCCCAAAAAGGCAACAAGGTTGACCTTAAAAATATTGGAGTGAACGAAGCGCCAAGCATGTCGCCCAAGCACTTCTTCCCACCAGAACGAAGTGACATTGGTATGCCCAGCCCCGGTGGCGTGGCCACACCCAAAAAAGGCATGCCCATTGGTGGCGTAGATATGAGCAAAACTCAAGTCGGTCAACAGTTGATGCCAACACCTCCCCAGCCACCACAAGGTGGCCAACCACCCGGCGCTCCTCCTCCTCCCGGTGGCCCCGGTGCCCCTCCGGGCGCGCCACCCGGTGCCCCACCAGCGCCAGCAGGCAACTTGCTCCAGATGACACCCCAAGGCCAGACCATGGCCGCATTGAGTGGTGGTGCCCCCGCTCAAAAGTTGGCAAAGGGTGGCCAGCCGTCTGTGAACGAGATGAAGGCTGAGATGGCGGCAAAGAAAGACGACTCCAAAGAAAAGCGCACAACGATTACGGCCCCCGGCGCTGGTGGCGTTAAGGGCATTGTGGTGCCAAAGCATTTGATTGAGGGAAACCCCAAAGCAGGCGCTGAAGGGTTGAAAAACATGATGGATGCGAGAGCAAAGGTCTACGGGGAAGAGCACCGTGAACCTTTAAACCTTGGTCAGGTAGGAAAAATCCACAAGCAAACGCTTGAAGATCACTTTGCAAAACCAATTGAAGAACAAAAGAGTGCAGAGCAAGAGGCTCTAAATAAAATCCGCGCCGCCAAATTTATCAAGCACAACAGAGACACGCTAGACGAGTCTGAAAAGCTAGACACGGTGGAGCACGAGCACGACGATGAAGGTCGATCGCACGTTGGCTATGCGTCCAAAGGTATTGCAGGGCATGCGCTGTTTCCAAGAGGTCACGGCAAAGATATGGACTACAAGGTGATCAACACCTGCCCCGGTCAAACCGAGGGTTGTGGTGGCGGCAAGAGCGCCGAAGGCATCGTTGACACCAAGCAAGGTACATGCTTTGCGCCCAATGCTGAATCTCAATATGCCGCCGCCGTTAGTCGTCGCGCTGGACACGCAATTGCCAAGCACGATCCCGCCATGACCAAGGACTGGATCATTGCTCACACTGGTTCAATGCGTAACGCATCAGATAGAGCAGACAAGCAAAACAAGCGCATGCTGTACCGTCCTAATGTTGTGGACGAGACTGACGTGTCCTCACGCCACGTCATTCGTCATTTGAACGAACAGCGCAAGATGGATGACAAACCACCAATCATTGCCAACTCATACGGCAAGACCAACGAGTTGCATGACCCAGAAAATGGCTACCATGTGACGCACTCAAATGTGGGCCCCAAAGTCAAAAAAGGTCAGGAAATTAGCGAGAACATTTCCCGCGACAAAGCACGTGTTCGCAACACGGTAATGGCGGCTGATAACCAAGGCGACTTTAAAAACGAGCAGGGCAACAAGACGCCGCCCAAGGGCTCGTACATGGTGACTGACGTGAAGCGTGGCTCCCCCATGGCCAAGAAGATGGAAGGCGCAATCACCCACGCCAAGTACTGGACAACAGGACGCCCTGAGAATGAGTTGAGCGAGTCAGAGAAAGACGAGGGCCCGGAAGGCCACTACAGCGGCTCTGGACGCAAGACCGACGAAGACAAAGCCCACTACGGGCACACCACCCAAGATGGCTTGCGCTACGACTATCAGCGCCAGCATGTACTGCACCCACGCTTGGTTCAAGTAGGTAAGAACGATGACGGTACTCCGCACATAATTCCAACCGACTCACGGTTCAAAGACACTGAGTTCCTGCCAAAAAACAGGTACAAAACAAAGAACGGCAAAGATGCTGGCCACATCTTGATGACCACGCCCACTGAGTCCACCAGCAACATTGGCCATCAAACATCGTTCACACACAATGTGGGCGACAAGCACATTGAGCACGCGCAGAAAAACAATGGCGAGTACGAGATCGACAAGCCAGAAGATCAAGCTAAGGCCAAAGGCAAAGAGTACGCCGCACCTCAGGCAATCAAGTTCTATGCAGAAGGCGGCACCGTAGATGGCCGTCACCGTGGTTTCAGTCACGACGACTTCCATGCATTCCCTGAACAAAACGTGGTGGCCCAGCGCCACTTGGCTATGCGTCACGGTGAAGATGAACATAAACAAGGCGCTCCAAAAAAAGCTGTTGTTGTTCACAACTCATTGGGCGCAATGCAACTTGAAATGTTAAAAAACAAAAAGGCTAAATGATGGCAACAAAAAATTTAGGCGATCTTGACATTGAAGAACAAGAAGACGGCAGTGCCGTTGTTGATCTTCCCGAGATGAGCACGGAAGAGCAAGAAGACGGCTCGGCCATTGTTGACATTGATGACGGGCCAGAATTTAACCCCGAGTTTTACGACAATCTTGCAGACAGCATTGACCCCAGCGTTATTTCAACACTGGCATTCAGGTACCTTGATTTACTTGAAACGGACAAAGAAGCGCGCTCACTGCGCGACAAACAATATGAAGAGGGCATCAGGCGCACTGGTATGGGCAATGATGCCCCCGGAGGTGCTACCTTTATGGGTGCATCTAAAGTGGTTCACCCTGCCATGGCTGAGGGCTGTGTGGATTTTGCCAGCCGTGCAATCAAAGAAATGTTCCCGCCTGATGGCCCTGTCAAGACCAAAATTATTGGCAAGATGGACGACCTCAAGTCGGCAAAGTCGGAACGCAAACGAGACTTTTTAAATTGGCAAATTACTGACCAGATTGAAGAGTTTAAAGACGAGCAAGAACAGTTGCTGACCCAGTTGCCACTTGGCGGTTCACAGTATTTTAAGCTGTGGTTTGACGAGCAAAAAAAACGCCCATGCGTGGAGTTCTTGCCAATCGACCGTGTGATCCTGCCCTTTGCGGCCACCAACTTTTACACGGCCCAGCGCGCCGCTGAAGTCCACGAAATCACGCAGTACGAATTTGAGCGCCGCATCCGCACTGGCATGTACCGTGACGTGAGTTACATCAAAGCCTCTGGTACGTTGAATCAAAACAAAGTTGAGCAAGCCAACAACAAAATTGAAGGCAAGCAATTTGAGGAAAATAAAGATGGCCTGCGCAAGGTCTATCACATCTACTGCTACTTGGAGTTGGAAGACGACAAGGCAACCAAAGGCGATTACGCACCCTACATCTTGATGGTCGATGAACTTGACAATCAAGTTGTGGGTTTGTATCGCAACTGGGAAGAGCAAGACGACACCCGCACCAAACTGGACTGGGTCGTAGAGTTCAAATTCATCCCGTGGCGCGGCGCGTATGCCATTGGGCTACCTCACCTCATTGGAGGTCTCAGCGCGGCCTTGACGGGTGCATTGCGTGCCTTGCTGGACACTGCGCACATCAACAACTCGGCCACCATGCTGAAGTTGAAGGGAGCCAAGATCAGTGGCCAGTCACAACAGGTTGATGTCACCCAGATCATTGAGATTGAAGGCGCGCCCGGCGTGCAGGACATTCGCCAAATTGCAATGCCAATGCCGTTCAACCCGCCCAGCCCCGTGCTGTTTGAGTTGCTGGGTTGGTTAGATACAGCCGCCAAAGGCGTGGTCACCACCAGTGAAGAGAAGATTGCTGATGTCACAAGCAATGCGCCCGTGGGCACCACGCAGGCTTTGATTGAACAAGGCGCGGCAGTGTTTTCATCGATTCACTCGCGCATGCACGACTCACAAGCCCGTGTGTTGAAGATTTTGTGCCGTTTAAACCGCTGGCACTTTGACGAGATGAAAAAAGGCGACATTGTTGCCGACTTAGAAATCAACCGCGACGATTTTGAAAAGAACACCGACGTGGTGCCTGTGTCTGATCCTCATATCTTCAGTGAGACTCAGCGCATGGCACAAAACCAAGCCGTGTTGGCGTTGGCAGAAAAGCACCCTGAGCAGTTCAACATAAGTGCTGTATTGAGCCGCATGCTCAAACAAATGAAAGTGCCAAACATCAATGAGTTGATGAAAGACGTGCCATCACCAGAACAGCGTACATCGGCCGACGAAAACGCCGCCATGCTTGTTGGTCAACCAGCCTATGCGTACTTGCAACAAGATCACATTGCGCACATTCAAGATCACTTGCAATTTGCAATGAACCCGTTCTTGGGACAATCTCCATTTGCAGACCCAAATTACTTAAACAATTTGATCGAGCATTTAAAACAACACATGACGCTGTGGTACCTCAACCGCTCCAACGGTTACGTAGAAGAGTCTGTGGGCAAGCCTGTGGACGACTACGACGATCCAGCACTCACAGCCACCATTGACAAGGTCTATACCGCTGTGGGCGCGCATGTCATGTTGGACACCCAACAAGTGTTTGGCCAGTTCCAGCAAGCCTTGGCATCGCTTGTTCAAATGGCACAGCAACGCAAAGGCGCTCCACCACCACTGCCAGCAGACGCTCAGGTGGTCAAAGACACCAGCATGGCCGAGACTCAACGCAAGATTCAAGCAGATCAAGCAAAGTCGCAATACGACCAAGCCAAATTGCAATTTGACAACCAAAAACTTCAGATGGACAACCAAACAAAAATTGCCATCGAAAATTCAAAATTGACGCACGAGACCATTCAAAATATGTCGCAGGCGCAACCACCGCAGGAACCACCTGCACAACCCCCGGCAGTAATGCCACAACCTCAAGGAGTTCCAAATGTCAACCAGTGAATACGAACAGAGAACCATCAATGTGCCTCAGCACAAACGCATTGCCATGGGCGAAAAGTTGGATGGCACAACCATGCAACCAAAAGGGAAAAGCGCCAGCAACGGCAAAAAACCTTCTGGTGGTTTAGCAAATCTCAAGAAAAAAAATGCTTGAAGCATTGATTCACAGAGTAAAAATACGCCAAGCTGATTTGCATTTAGCCCTTGCACATGGGGTTCCTGCATCTTGGGATGGCTACCAACGTATGGTCGGAGAGTACCAAGGACTGCAATTAACCTTGGACATGATTAACGCCATGTTGGATGAAGAGAAGAACCAAGATTGATAGCCCCACTCCGGGGTGAGACCGCGCTGACTAAGCGCATAACGATGCACCTGAAATATGGTGTTAGGAGTTGATGATGAGTGAAGTAAAAAAAATTGTGGCTTTCGAGTCCACAAATGACATGCCAGACTTGCAAGAGTTGGCGTGGGCTTTCCCAGATATACATCCGGGAATGGCACCGCTTGGTGGGCGAGTAATCGTTCAACTGCGGCGCATTAAAAAGAAAACAGGACGCATCGTTCTGGTTGAAGAAACCAAAGAGAACGAAAAATGGAACAACATGATTGGCAGAGTCGTGTCTGTTGGCCCATTGGCGTACAAAAATCGTGACACCATGACTGCATGGCCTGAGGGCGCGTGGGCTGAGGTGGGCGATTTCGTTCGAGTCCCTAAATGGGGCGGTGATCGCTGGGAAATTAAAAGCCGAAGCGATGAAGAGAACGAAGACCCGGTGTTGTTTATGACGTTGAACGATCACGAGTTGATTGCCAAAGTCACCAGCAACCCACTTTCTTTCAAAGCCTACGTATAACAGGAGGAAACAATGGCTGATCCAAACAACAAAGAAGACGATATTGCAATCGTTGAGGAGCAAGATGGCTCCGCAGTGGTTGATTTACCTGAAAAAATGCTTCAAGGCGATGGCTTTGAAGAAAAATCGGAGGGTGGCACCGTTCGTGATGAAGATGCAGACCATCCAGATGACAATGATGAACTTCGATCGGCTAAACGTGGCCGTC